CCCGGCTGATTACCGAAGAGAGCATTGCCGAAGATATCGCGGCAGGTGCGCCGCAGAATGAAGACGGCACAATAAATTTGATTGAGTATGCCGCTTGGCTCGTGAAAGGAGATGATACCGATGCCCCTGACTCCAACTAATATGCGCGTGGTGGATGTTGCCCGCTTGCTGAACTCAACCTCACAGGGATTTGTTCTGGCACAGGCTCGGCTTTACCGCCAGTTCAACCGGGTAGGCTTCCGCATTGCTGCAACAGAGAACACCCGAAACATCAACCTTATTAAATATATTGCATGGCTCTGCGATGAACGGCACGCCCCGGCAGAAGAATTTGTCTCCACCGCCCGGAGTTATGAGGAACGCAAAGAAGCAGAGCGGCAACGGAACGCCGCACTCTCTGCTGCGGGGCGAGATATTGCCCCTTTGCCGGAGGTCGTGAACCCGGAACGGAAAAAAGCGTGTGAACGGAACTTTCAGCTGTTTTGTGAAAGTTACTTTCCGGAAACTTATTCTTTGGGATGGTCGCCGGATCACATCAAAGCAATAGAAAAAATCGAGACTGCTGTTCTTACCGGAGGACTCTTTGCTTTGGCGATGCCTCGCGGCTCCGGCAAGAGTACCCTTGCAGAAACGGCGGCGATCTGGTCGATGCTTTACGGTCATCGGGAGTTTGTCACCCTGATTGGAGCAACAGAGTCAGCGGCTTTGGAAATGCTGGACTCCATTAAGACGGAATTGGAAGTCAACGAGAATCTCGCTGCAGACTTCCCGGAGGTGTGTTACCCTATAGAGCAGTTGGACGGCATCGCCAATAGATGTGCCGGACAGCATTGCAGCGGAGAGCGAACCCGAATCACCTGGACTTCCAATGAAATCGTGTTGCCCACCATCAAAGACAGTAAGGCTTCCGGAATCATCGTCCGGGTAGCAGGAATAACCGGTCGGGTGCGTGGTATGAAATACAAGCGTTCAGACGGCAGAAGTGTGCGCCCGACACTTGTAATCATTGATGACCCGCAGACTTCAGAATCTGCTGGTTCGCTTGAACAGACCCGGAAGCGAGTGCGTGTCCTTGCTGGTGACATTCTCGGTCTTGCCGGACCGGGGCAGAAGATTTCCGGCATTATGCCCTGTACCATCATCCGCCCCGGAGATATGGCAGATATCATATTAAACAGAAACACACACCCTGACTGGAACGGAGAAAAGACGAAGATGTTATATGAATTCCCGAAGAATATGAAACTTTGGGACGAATACGCCGAAATCCGTGCCGAAGCCCTGCGGACAGACGGCAACTTCCAAGCGGCAACAGATTTTTATCTGGCTCACCGGGAGGAAATGGATGAAGGTGCTGTGGTCAGCTGGGATGCCCGGTATAACCACGATGAAGTTTCGGCACTTCAACACGCTATGAATTTGAAGTTACAGGATGAAGCGGCATTTCAGGCAGAATATCAGAATGATCCGCTCCCGGAGGATTTGTCGGATGACACCTTGCTTTCCGTGGATGAGATCTGCGGCAAAGTCAACGGCATTGCCCGGTATCGTGTTCCGCTTGCCTGTGACCGCCTGACAATGTTTATCGACGTTCAGAAGGCTTTGCTCTTTTATACAGTGGTAGCGTGGAGTGAAGATTTCACGGGGGCGGTGATCGACTATGGCTCTTGGCCCGATCAGCACCGCAGGCAGTTTTCTCTTGCCGATGCCAATCCTACCATTCAAAGCACGTTCCCCAAGGCTGGCTTTGAGGGTGGCTTGTACGCCGCGTTGACCAAACTTACCGATGAATATCTCGGCAGAGAATGGGAGCGCGAGGACGGGGCTGTGTTGAAAATTGAACGGGCGTTGGTGGACGCGAACTGGGGACAGTCCACAGATATTGTATATCAGTTCTGCCGTCAAAGTACACACGCCGGTATTATTATGCCGTCTCACGGTCGGTATGTCGGAGCTTCTTCAAAGCCGATGACGGAATATCGCAAACAACCGGGTGACCGGCTGGGTTTCAACTGGATGGTTCCCAATGTGGCAGGGAAACGGGCGATCCGTCACGTCATATATGACACAAACTTCTGGAAGAGTTTCATCCACACCCGTCTGGCGGTGGAACTCGGCGACAAGGGCAATCTTTCTTTGTACGGCAGAATTCCCGGAGTACATCAGCTCCTGGCAGAACACCTGACCGCCGAATACAAAGTCAAGACCCAAGGTCGCGGCAGAACCGTGGATGAATGGAAGCTCAAACCCGACCGCACCGACAACCACTGGTTGGACTGTATCGCCGGATGTGCCGTCTGTGCCTCCATGCTCGGAGCTGCTCTCCCGGAAACTCTGCCGGTGAAAGCTGCTCGCAAACCCATGATCCGTCTTTCCGACCGCCGCATCGGGGAAAGACCGCAACCTACCACCAGCGGCAAGATGAAACTTTCAGATATCAGAAGGAGCAAAAATGGCTGATAGCATTATTGAAAAAATTGCAGAAATCCTCGCTAACGCAATTCTTCAGAGAAAGTTGCAACAATGATCTCAGACCGAGTTGCTATCTCGCTCCAGTGGAGCTTATATATAGCAAAGTTCTGAAAAGGAGCAAATATGAGAGAAAATATTCAAAGAAAAATGAATGTACGCACAGAACTCGCCCGACTCCAAACCATGGAGTTGGACGAGCTTAAAAATTATTGGCGTGAAGTTTACGGAAAGGATGCACCCGATTGCGGAAAGGTATTTTTACGCAAGCAGCTTTCATTCCGTGTCCAGGAATTACAGTATGGCGGTATCAGTGAGACCGCACAGGCTGTACTGGTTGAAGCTGGTAACCTTCCCAAACTCAAACCGAACTCCGGAGGCGTTCTCCCCGGAACCCGTTTTGAGAGAGATTGGAAGGGAGAAATCCATGTGGTCATAGCCACCGCAACAGGATTTGAATACAAAAATCAAAAATTCCGTTCTCTTTCCGGTGTGGCCTTTGCCATTACCGGAACTCAATGGAACGGAAAGAAATTTTTCGGAGTGAAATAATGGAAACAGTACGATGCGCCTGTTATACGAGAAAATCAAGTGACGATGCGACACTTGATCGGGACTTTAACAGTCTGACCTCACAGCGGGAAGCCTGCGAAAACTATATCAACAGTCAGCGGGAAAAAGGCTGGATTTGTCTGCCGGAACATTACGATGATGGCGGTTTTTCCGGAGGCAATATGAACCGTCCGGCAATGACCCGGCTGAAAGAAGATATTGCGGCAGGAAAAATTGATATGGTGGTATGTTACAAAATAGACAGATTATCACGATCAATTTTGGATTTTGCAGAACTCCAAAGTTTTTTTGAAAAGCACAATATCCACTTTGTCAGCGTTACGCAAAATATTGATACTTCAAGTAGTTCCGGTAGAATGTTATTGAACGTTCTGGTTACCTTCGCCGCCTTTGAAAGGGACCTTATAATCGAGAGAACCCGAACAGCTGTTATCGGCGGGAAAAAGCGCGGAAAATTCTGCGGCGGAGTACCTATGATCGGATATAATTCAGACCCGATAACAAAGAAACTTTTTATAAATGAGGAAGAAGCAAAAGTTGTAAAACTCATATTTGAAAAGTACATGGCTCTTGGTTCTCTGAAGCAGACCGTAACGGAAATAAACGCCTTGGGTTTGAAGACCAGAGAGTGGACTTCCGTCAGCACCGGCAGACTCCACAAGGCAAAGAAATGGGATACCGGCACGGTTTACCGCATTCTTTCCAATCCGGTTTATGCCGGATACACCAAACATTACGATGTAAATTATGAAGGTGAACACGAAGCAATCATTCCCCGTGAACAGTGGGAAAAAGTTCAGCAAATGATGAATACCAATGCCGGAGAGAGAAGCGGTTACCGAAAGCAAATCCACCCGTTAAGCGGGCTTATAAAATGCGGACATTGTGACTGTGCGTTGACACCGACTTATACAAAGAACCACGGCAAAAAGTATTGTTATTATATTTGCCAGAAAACAAACAAATCTCCCGATCATCAGTGTGAATTGAAACGCATTCCAGCCGGAGATTTGGAGCATTCCATCCTTACGCTGATTGCCGGATTTTTTCATACCCCATCCGTCATCAAGGCGACTTTGAAAGCGGTCAAAGAAAAAGAACAGATGCTTCGGGAAAATTACACCAACGACTGTGAACGGTTGCAGAAACATCTTACCGAACTGAAAAAGAATGCCTTGCAGAACGATACCGATTTTGACGAAATCAGAAAAGTTGGAGAGCTGCTCGCAGAAGCGAAAAAGAAAAAAGCACAGTTGCGGGAACCATTGTCGGAGACAGAGATCATTGCCGCACTCGGTGATATTTCCGGGCTTTGGGAATTTATGTTTCCCGGAGCAAGACAGGAATTGGTACATCTGCTCATCGGTGAGATAAGAGTTTTTGCCGACAAAATCAGCTTAACATTGAAAGTTGACGGATTGAAAGACCTTGCCTCCGAAATGGCGGTCAGCGGATATTTTTATGAACCCCACGGCGAGCCGGAGAAGTTCCCGGAAACCGCACAGGAAGTTTTGGATGATGGTT